AATTCAGGTAATCCTGTAATTTCAACGTTACAAGACACTAATACTGGTAATGGGTTGTTTTGTCATCCCACCGGTACGTTGATATCCGGGACTGGTGGTGGAGTGCCCTGCACTTGCAAACCAGGATGGTCTGGTATATTCTGTGAAACTACAACGTTACCGGATCCTGAAACTCCCAAAGCAGAACTTGTATGTTACGATCAATATGGTATGAAATATGTCTATGATAATAGAGGTAGTTTTTCAAAATTATGGTCCATACTACCCGACAACCATTGGCAAGAGATAGTTTATACTGGTCTGGATGATATAATAGATATGTGCCATGATAATGATCAGTGTCTCTTTTTACTATCGAATGATTTTGTCATAACAGTCATAAACGTTGATCAGTTTGGTCAAGTAAATAGTGTAAACCAATATGCTGCACGTAATTCAACATTTGATGGTAAAGGATTGTATAACTGTATGACAGTCTCAAAAGACCATACAGTCTATGTATGTAGATATGGTCGTGCAATCTATAAAATAAAACCATTCGCAGATGAATCTGGTAATCCACTGAAAGACTATGATATTTTAGAACTTTCGATGTCTAATGGTGATTCAATTTCCGCGTATGATGCAATCGATCCGTCTGAAATCATTGCAGGAGATCCTAATACATCTGGACCTAAACCATTGTTCCAACATATAACATCAATGTCAATTGATATGAATGGACATATATATATATGTGACAGAGATTCTAAAGAAATCCGTTGTATATATGAGGATCTGTCAAAAACAAAAACCATAACGACTGCACTCAATTGTCCTACAATTGTTCGAGCTACAAATTTACCAACTGGTCAATGTGTACTTTATGTTGCTGATAGAAACTCAGATTCATGTTCTCGAGTTGGTGCACATATTAAAAAGATTACTTAAATCATACGGTATCCTGAACCTTTCAGCATTCTAGGCACTGGTAGAATTGGATTGGTCCCTGCAGTGCTCGCAATTGGGGGTTCAGGTGCACGAGGTGGACGAATTGTGTATCCAGCAGTTTGCATTGGAGCGCGTGTAGTATAACTCGAAAGTCTTACTCTGCGATGTTTTTTTCTCCTGTATCCCTCATTTTTTGGCATCCAAAATCTCCACCACTTTTGATCACATCCATCGTCTGAATTTTGACAGTTGTAATAATCAATCATGAGTCCAATAATAACAAGAGCCATTACAACTAACACACCTATAATTGCAATCTTTCCACCTGACATTGGTTTCATCTTAGACTTCATATAATAACAGTCAATATAAAAAATTTGAAAACACAATGCATATGCTGGAGCAACTCATTAAAGATGTATGGGATGAACTTGGTCCAGGATATTCTGAATCGATTTATCATAATGCGTTAGAGGTTCAGTTGCGCGAAAATGGAATAGGGTATGAGACTGAGCGCATTATACCAGTGAGTTTTCATGGTCATGTCATAGGAAATCTTAGAGCTGATCTCATATTGAATGATACAATCATAGAACTCAAGAGTGTTCGGGCGTTGACAGAGCCAAATAGGACGCAGATACAGCTGTATATGAAGTTGCTCGAAAAGGATGGTGTTTTGGTAAACTTTGGTCCCGATAAATTTCAGATTGAACATTTTACACGGTCGCAATGTACTCCCACTTGAGTTCTTCGCAAATTTTTTTCCAAATCTGGTCGTGTTTATACACCTTGTTTGTATCTTTGAGCAAAGGGAAGCATTTCAGATATGAATCCTCTGACAGCAATTCGCAAAATTTATACAATACATATGAATAACTCAAAAAGTTTTTTCTATCCCCTGGACAGTGCTTCTGGAATGGTTCCTGAATTTGACCAAACATCAAACGTAATCTATCTTCAAGTGACTGTGGCATACAAGGTGGATTAATACCATTAATTATTGTTGCTATATATGGAACATGTTCATAGTATTTATTCATCTTGAGTTTTTTGAGTAAAGTTCTCACCTTTCCATGTGTTACATCAGTTGCATCCCGAATCTTTTGTTTCTTGAGTTCAATCTTCAACTGTTCTATAACCTCTTTTGGTACATTTGTAGATTCCTTCGCCTGAAATTGTGCAATCCACTCATTAAAGTGATTCTTCCTGTCATATGAATATGTTACATTCTTCTCCATCTCTTGTTCCTCCTTGAAACCGACTTCATCAGATAATAGATATTCAACTCTGCCACAACGGGTACATATCTCATCTGATGTCGTTGAATCTGTTATGAATGATGTCGAACCGCATTCACATATCCTATCTTTTAACCCCTTCTTGTATACCGACGTTCCTGTACCCTCGACGCGTTCTAGATATCTATCATATATATCCTTCCTCTGAACCCCCTTGTCTGTTTTTTTATTATACTCTTCTATAAATGGCATACATTGACCTATATAGTCATATAGAGCCTGTCCTTCCAACTGCTTCACACGCTCGTTGAATCTAGCCTCCATTAAAGAGTAAAAAAACTAACTCTTTAATGGATAAACTATTTTTTATGCTTATTGATATTATTCAAATTTTCAGACCAAAGGATTTTACAGTTGTTCATGTGGAGGACTATTGTGAATACCAGATTACAGATTATTTCTATGGTGGTAGAGTATATAAATGTATAGGTGGCCTGGAAAAAGATATTCGGAGAGGTTTCTTTGTACCGATAAAGTCTGTACACTGGAATGATACAGACGTTACTGATTATGTCAAGGCGTTTTCTGGTCCGAGGAACGACTTTTACGGAAAAGATCCTGATATATCTAAAATGTTCTATACTACTATTCGTCACAAGTGGGTACCTTCATTTAGTATTAGACCATTCGGTATATCAGTTACTTGGCACAAGAAAAAAGTAGTCCGACCGATACAGGGCCAACTCACAATCCGGAATATTCTCAATCAGACGACAGTCTTTGGCGCCAAATAAAACTTAATCTCTCCTAGATTTGCGACAGAATACCTGATTATAATGGGCATTTCAATGTCGACAGATGTTTGAAAAATCTGAACATTTGAACACATACCAGTCGCCTTGGTAAATAGATTGATATATCTCAGACTGAATATATTGCCTATAGGTTTGTCTATAGTATCTGGACAAGTAATTGATGTTGTCTGGTTTGCAAAATCTCCTGCACATGAGAGTGTTAGGTTTGTATTATTTCTCTGAATAGTTATTTCAGTTGCCAGGTTTCCCATATCCCTACATATCCTCTGAAAATCAATAGATGGTATAGTAGTTATAGTATCCATCGCAAGATCTGGAACCTCTAGAATTTCTTCATCAATTTCTAAAAGTTTTAGACGAAATTTAGTCGAAGACTTTTTGTCTTCATTCGAAATCATTATATCCATAAATTCACTGTCATTGATAGCCATACTTAATGTGTCATTACTTGTGATTGATTTCAAAAGCTTGTATGTATTGCTTATATTTATACCAGCAATAATCTCAGTAGGGCATGAATAATCTTCGAAATTTTCCGCCGCCAAAAAGACATGCACGAGAGATACTCGAGCTGTATCTAATGTATCTATATGTACACCTTTACTATCAAAATATATATTCACATCATTTATTATATCCTTTAAGACTTCAAATATGTTACGAAAGGCTGTCGCCTGAATCGTACGTAGAAACATCCTGTTTATGTTGAATATTACCCTTTTAAGTTTGCGATAGCGTCTTCGATTTTCATCTCAGTTCGAGCCTTGAATTCCTCCGTCATTATGGGTTGTTTCATTTTACCATAGTCTGCAAATTTGAAGAGGTTCTGCTTCACTCCACCAAGCTTTGGTTTTGGCACGATGCTCTCTAGAAACTTTAAAATGTCCGATTTTCCAACGAGTAGTTCCTCACCTGTGATGAGGGAAGGCACTCTCGTAATGCCATCTGGTATTCCATCGCGTATATGGTGATAGCTCACTACAGAGTGCAGAGATTCTTGCGTCTTGATATATTCAACTACATCAAAACAAAGTCTGCATTTATCACTATATATAAGAGTAGCCATTACTGTACTGCATGTATTTTATCGTCATTTTTTTACGCGAGTCTAGTATGCTTCGAGCACAGGATATACAGCTGATTGAAAATAACAGAAGGAGTCGAAGAAAGGAGACGTACAAGTATATTCTAGAGAGTTTTGATAAGAAAATTCGTAATTGTGTACAACTGGGTATATCACATGTATTATTAGAGGTTCCATCGTTTGTGTTTGGCTACCCATTCTTCGATCACGAAGCGGCGATTGTCTATCTCAAACGTCAATTGGAAAATCTTGGGTACAAGGTGACCAGAACCGATCATGTATTCGTTGTTACTTGGGCTCGAGCGGCGCCAATTTCTGAACACCCAGAACCGGATTCGGACGAAGGATTACCATCTCTTATGAATTTGCGAAAGATTGCGAGTAAAATTATCCAGCAAGATAGAAATGGAGGCCGTCGTAGAAGCTCGTAGAGAATACATGTTTATGCTACAAGAATGTATGATACCAGAGATGATGAATACATATATACGTATGTATACTGATGCGAATCAGCCATTTCGCGGTACAAGAGGACAGATTAATGAATTCACAAAGATGACTTTAGATATCAAGGAATGGAGTGATAGTATAGTAGATGCACATGTAGACAATATCAAGGCTGAGTGCCCATGGTTTGATAAGATTATCGAGGCTGCAATTGTAAGTCTTGTCCAAATTATGAGTTCAGTCAAGATTAATAAAAATAGCAATAAAATACAGCTGAACGTTCCATCAGCAGCTGATTTCGTGCGCAAGTGCTATAGAACATCTCAGGCTGAAATATACAAGTCACCTGATTTCATGGGTGATGATGAAACTCGTGATACGATACTGATGAACAAGCTCACAAAAATTGTAGATAATGTTGTACGTAGTTATGTACCTCTACATAACATTATGGCCATGAACATATCTGAATCAGAACCCGAGCCGATGGAGCCGATGGAGCCTATGGAGGAGCAGGAAGGGGCGGAGCCAGAAGAGGATGATGTATTGATGCCTGATGCTGCAGAAAAAAAGATTGATATAATGTAAATGGATATTCTTAGAAACCCATATATAGCAGCCTTTCTAGCAGCTCTTATAACATATATATATCTATATATCAAGAATCAAGTCAATAATGAAGATATGACAACATCAGATTTTACAAAACCAGCTCTGTTAAATGCCATCATGGTGTATTTCATAGTCTACTACGGAAAATCTGAACGTGTTGTTCCAGCAGTACCATATTAAAGAATCACGGCACCTTTTGATTATAATGACTACTATTTCTGGATTCAATGATATGATGGAGCAGTTTCTGGAGGAGCTGGTTCATGTCTTCCCAGAAGAGCCAGCAATGAAAAAGTATCGTAATGCATTTGAAATGCTTCGTAAGGCGAACTCTCGAGCTTGTATGGAGAATTTTATGCAAAACATTACACCATATTCCAAGCAAGTGATGGCAAAGGATGCCTCATTCTTTCTGGACAATCCAGATGTATTTACAGATTTCAAGCTGTCGAATATCTGGACAGCAGATCTATCTGACCATACAAAGGATGCCATCTGGCAATACCTCCAGACACTGTATATTCTAGGTAACACGATCAGTGCTCTTCCAGAAAATACCCTCAATATGATTGAGAAGATTGCTAAGCAGTGTGCCGGTGAGATGTCTACAGGCACTCACGCTCTCGACATTAATGCCCTCACGTCTATGTTTGCTGGTCAGCTCGAAAAGAAATCGTAGGTATATTAATGATGAGCACCATAGAAGAAATATTTGCCTCTGACAAGATTAAAAACTTTTGGCCATCTTCGACTCAAACACCTCAGGAAAATACATTTTCAATTATTCGATTTATCTTGTATGCATCAGTACTTGTATATATACTCACAGGTGATTATAGAATTACTTATTTGGGATTGGCAATAATAGCATACATGGTATTTACAAATGTTCAAGTCTATGAAAAATATGCACCACCACCACGACCTTCTCCTCCACCACCTTCAGCTCCTAGTGGCGCTGTCGCTGCGGCTGAAGTCTCCCAGCAAATACTAGCACCTGGTATACCACAAGACACTCCACATGTTCCAAATTGGTCACTTGTTCATCCACACATTGATACAACAAGTCTTCAGCAGAGATTCTTTAAGATGCCCGAGAATAATCTAGAAACTTTTAAAAAAATGAATGGTGGTATCCTTGGTCGTAAGGATACAGTACCATACTTTTTGGGTGGTAGAAATGGTCGCTAATATATTTTCACAGACTATATAAATGGCAAATATACAGAGCTTTATAGCAACTCAAGCAAATGAATATTCAAAAATTGTTGTTCCGATGACGACACGTGGAGTCCCATTGAAAGGGTATGCGTCCAAGGCGTATGATTTCCCCACTGACCACGGTCTACTGAAACCAACACTAAGAATACAACCGATACCAGAATCAACACGTGTTATACAGAAAAATAATAATATAAGACATTAATATAATGGATGTGGCTATCATAGCAGTTTTGGGTCTAGCATTTCTTGGTAAAAATCTCAGCGAGAGATATGTCGCTGACGAAGCCCCTGTTACTCTTCCAACCGTAGTTACAATCGAAAAGCCCCGTGAAAATCTTATTGAGAAGGATGTATACAGTATTGCCGGAGGTTTGAACATCATAGATCATATGAAACCACCATCAACTAAAAAGAGTTATAATCCACCAACGTTTCAAATTCCTCAATTTAAACCAATTTACAAAAATCCAGTCACGTACGATTCTTCGCGCGAGTTTGAAAAGATTTCGAGTGTCACTCGAAATGTAAACCCTGCAAATTTAGATGGGAGTAAATTGTTGACGACTGCACCCGGACTAGATCTTGGTCAACAGAGTGCAATTACAGATGGGCGGGTGACTACAGCGTATGGTGCTGGAGGTCAGGGGTTTCATTATGGTGCAGTACAGCCCAAACCAATCCTCACTAATGCAGACGTTCTCGTGAATGGAACATTCGAGACTGGTACGAAAGCAGGGTACAGAGGTGACGCAGTCGTGAAAAAGACTTCTCTAGCCGCCAAAATTTCAGGATATTCATCAACTGCCGGAATTACTGAGCCTCCTGCGATGGTGTACCCTGTTCGCAATCTCGAAGCTCCCCCTATTATTTCACCAGCAACTGGACAAAAGTCGTATTCGGCCGTTCCAGATTCTTTATATGGTGTGTTTCCAACACTGAAGGATCAGATACTTTCACCACAGACTGGAGGACTTCAAACACAACCTATGATTAATAGATCCACAGCGGCTACGTTTCAACCAATGGGTAATAAAAGATCTCATCCGAATACTACGATGTTTGCAAGTACAAATGCACAGATTCCATCGACTGCTGGTGAGCAGACACATATGAGAACCGATTCTATGCATCTGAATTACGTCATCCCCAACAAGACCTCAGAGCAGAAGTATGCACCTTTGGGCACTGGAAGCTACAATGCATTCAGAGGTCAGTTTAATCCTCGCGGCACACTCGAAGCACTCAAAGCTATATCAGCACCTATTAAAACAAACCCATTTACAATTCCCTCGTTTAGCGTAGAAAATTAAAACCTTTGTGTAAAGTAAATGTCTGGTGGTGTTGCTCAACTTATTGCAGTAGGTCTCCAGGATGCTATACTTACTGGTGATCCACAAGTTTCATTCTTTCGGAGCAACTATAAACAATATACACATTTTGCATCGTCTATAGAGAGACAGATTCTCATGTCACAGCCTAGTCCTGGCGCGATGACCTCTATACAGATTCAGAATAAAGGTGATCTATTGAGTTATGGATACATGACTGCAACAACCATGTCCAATGGTCTGGTACAGAATATCAACTGGAGTACAGCAATTGACAAGGTTGAACTATGGATAGGTGGTGTGATGATTGATTATCAGGATTCTGTATTCAATTATCTAGTGGAACCTGTCGCTATGGCGGATTCATATTCAAAGAGATACTCTGGTCTTACAGGAAACGTAAATTCCGTAAGCAATACATTCTACCCATTCAAATTCTTCTTCTGTAAGGATTATCAGAACAGTCTGCCACTGTGTGGAATGGTTGGTAGTTCAGTTGAGCTCCGTGTGTACTGGGCAACGACAATGCCCGCAGTAGGATTGTACCAGTACGAGACCTGGTTCAACTATCTCTATCTAGACACTCCTGAAAGAATGTACTTTACAAATACTGGAGGAGCAAAACTAGATATGCTCATCTGGCAGGTTCAGAGACAGCTCATTCCACAGGATTACACTATGAATCTGACATTCAACAATCCTGTAAAGTTTCTGGCTGCCAATGTACTCCCATACACATCAGGCAATATGAAGCTCAATCTGAATATTGATGGCCAGGATGTTGGTCTCAATAGATCCCTCATCCACTTCCAGGAGGTTCCTCAGTACTATAACATGAAATATGGGCTGCACACAGGCGCTTCAGGTTCGGGTCTTACTCCGGCACCACTGTTCTGTTACCCATTCTGTCTAGAGACGGCCAAGCTCCAGCCTACAGGCACCGTCAACTTTTCAAGAGTGGACACCTTCCAGCTCAAGGCTTCAAGTGGCACTGGAATGACACTCACAGCAGTCGGGAACACGAATGGCATTTTCCCGATGGGGTCGTATCTGTACGCAGTCAATTACAATATTCTCAGAGTACAGAACGGCGTCGCAAGTCTTTTATATTCCAATTAATATATGAATCCATTGATACTACTATTTATTCTGATGATTGTAGGTGTGCTGACTTATGAGCCGAATAAATATATGAGGAACAAGTAGGGATGGAGAAGCATAAAGCAATAGCTATTCCCGTGAGTTTTATAAATGAAAAACCGTATTTTTTACTGGTTCATGATCGAAGATATTCAGAATGGACATTTGTCACAGGTGGTTGTAGAAAGAGAGAAGTTATAAATCCGCTACGTTGTGCTCTACGTGAGCTCGAAGAGGAGACACGAGGACTCTTAAACTTGAAAAACGGCACTTGTTCATATTTCAAGTTTCAGACCCTTCAGAAGGACTTTGATGACGAATTCATGGCTGTATATCATGTATACATCATAGACTATCAGACGACTAGAGATCAACAGGATTATATAGTAAAACGTTTTAATGAAGAGAAACAGAAGATGGATCTACGTCAAATGTGTTTCAAGAAACAATATGATGAAAATGATTTCCTCGACTTTGATACACTGGATGGTCTAAAAAACAGACAAGTATGGTCTATGATCACTACTCACGTCCTTGAGAACCCAGACTTTTACAACAAACTCAAGGAGGATCGGAGAGAGTTTTCTTTGAAGTATTAGAAAAAAAAAACATTATATACATATGGTTGAGAAATGGAAGCATGGATCTGGACCTGTGACTCATTTCTTGATGGATGGTGGTGTACTACGTGTAGACAATCAAAATGCATTCGATCTTGATTATCTACAGGCTTTGCTGCAAAAAAAAGTTATGTGTGTCGTCGAAAAGAGAACAGAGCAGTTTCGATTCTTTGTAGATCTCGATTACAAAGATGAGAAGGAACTCAACAGTCTCAAAGTGATTGATCTAGCCATCGGTATGAGCAAGATTGTAGACTCGAAATGCTACATTGCCAGAACAGCGATTCGAAATATTAAATCGCAGACAAAGACTGGCGTGCACTTTCATTTTCCAGACAAGATTGTCACGAAACAGGATGCCATCAAACTCAGAAACCAGATTATAATGAAATTCCCCATGTACTCGGAATCTATAGATGAATCTGTATATATTGGTTCAGGTCTGAGACTTGTATGGTCATATAAGTATAGTGATGGTGAATATATAGCACCATATACTCCATGGAAATCTGTAACATCTTCAGGTATCATAGAACATATATCACCCGAACCTTACATGGAGACTATACGTCTGTTTAGTATTCGTGTCCCTGGTACTGATCCAGAGACTGATCCACAAGAGAATAGAAAAACGAATAAACTAGAAGCATTTATACACAAGTATATACCCGGACAACAAGGCTCAAAGATACTCAAAGTGCAGAAGAGTTCTACAGGTGAATCTTTATGTGCCCAGACTGATTCTAGGTTCTGTACCAGAATCAACAAAGAGCATCAAAGGAATCACGTGTGGTTCTGGATCAAGAATGGCACTATACGGCAGATGTGCTTCGACCCAGATTGTAAGAAATTTAAGGGGACTGAATATGCGTTGCCGCCATCAATATTAAAAGAGTGTACAGAGTAATGATTACTCGTTCTGGACGTGTATCCAAGCCCCCTGTCAAATATGAACCCATTGAAAAGGTTGAGGATGATTATGCAGATGAGGATTATGATACAGAGGATGATGGTTCCTCAGAAATTGAAGTAAGTGACTCGGATACAGACTCGGATGATGGCTCAGACCTCGAGTCATTCATTGATGATGAAGAAGAGGAGGAGCCAGAGGCTGAGGACTGACGACGCTCTGCAATAATATCGAGCACCTTTAGACTTGCAAGATGAGCTAGATCAGCGTCACTATGATCAGGAAACTCTAGACGAAGATCTGGTAGGAAATCGCTTGGGTGAGGAATCGGTGGTACATCAGGCTTGTTGTAAAACTTTGAATTTTCATCAGCTGAATCAATGTATGGGGTATCACTTCCCTCAAGTGGCGTGGCCATCATATCACGCTTACGCTTCTCAAACATCGCAGCAGCCAAACGCTTATTCTCATTCATTTTGGTAAAAATCTCCTCCAACTTCTCATCGACATAATGTTTCTCAACATTCATATCGCGAGAAGGTGGAATAAGACCCCAAGTACACATCTCTACAACATAAATGTCAAAGGTTGCATCATCCTTCTGTAGACGTTTTGCATGATTCTTAGCCTCATCCACACTCCCATGCACGCTATAAATCTTGAGTGCCAGCTTCTCGTGCTTCTGAGGCTGCTCAGGACCAACGATTGAAATCAGTGCATACGCCTGCCCAGGTAGAGTCACATATGTTCTATCAAGAGAACCCATATTAAGAACAAGACACACTTACTCTTTAAGTATGAATAGCCTCCGAAAGATGCATAATGATGCGAAGCGTAAACTCATACAGCAGAATGTTCCCAGAGGATCTCTTGTGCTCGATGTTGGCTGTGGCCGTGGAGGCGATCTGCACAAGTGGAAAGATTGCCGAGTCTGGGGAATGGATCCAGATGTAGCCTCGATAGAAGAGGCGAGGAAGCGTGCAAAGGAGTGCGGATACGAATGGGCAACTTTCGCAGTGGGGGATGTTCACTTTGCACCCAAGATGCTATTCGATGTCATATGTTACAACTTTTCACTCCAATACATTTTCAAATCAGCAGATATTCTGAAATCCTCGCTGCGTCAAATTGCAGAACGTACCAGAATTGGTGGCGTTTTCATTGGTATTGTACCAGATGCTACTAAGATTCCAACAGACTGGTCAGATGCACTCGGTAATACGATACAACGAGGACCATATTCAAATAAATGTCACCAGGTTGGAAACATGATTCTAGTACATCTTACTGATGGCCCGTACTATGCAAATGGCCCGATTCCAGAACCGCTGTGTTACAAGGAATTTCTGATCGAAGAGGCTTCAGAGTGGTTCGAGCTCGAGTCTTGGACCAATATGGTACCTCAGAGGACAGGTCTCATAACTGACATTTACTCCAAGTTTATTTTTCGACGTGTATAGTAGTATGTTACCATATCTTCTTGGGGGTATATTTTCCGCCGCGCTTATAAATACACACCCAACTGATAAAATGAAAGAATTGATGCATAGGTACACTATCCTTAGAGAGTATTTAATAGAAATTGGAGAATTCCCAGTACTGCATAAAGAATGTACAGTGATAGGAATGAATGGAATTTCTAAGGATGGTGTTGGATATAATGTTGGAAAGGGTTTTGAGATATATATATGTATGAATGGTCCTATAAATAATATAATGCATGTATTTCTACATGAACTCGCGCATAATACAGTAGATGAATATGATCACTCGAATAAATTTTGGGATAATTTAGATGAACTCAAAGCAATAGCAAAGTCTCTTCATATATATGAACATACACCCGCACAACCATTTTG